AAACTTAATTCCTTTATTGATAGGTGCAATTAAAGAACTTAAAGCAAAAGTAGATGCACTAGAAAATGCTTAACAATGGCTTTAGTAACAATCACACCACCAGCAGGTATAGTAAAAAACGGAACTGAATACGCCAACAAAACTCGTTGGGTTGACGGTAATCTTGTACGTTTTGAAAACGGTTTCTTAAAACCTATAGGCGGTTGGGAAAAATTATTTGGTACAGCTTTAGACGGCACGCCAATAGGTATGTACGCCTATAATGATAATAATGGCAGAAAAGTTTTAGGTATTGGTACTAGAGAAAAGATTTACGTTTTATACCAAGACACTTTAAACGATGTTACTTCCAGTATTACTTCTCCAGCTTTTGTAAATGATAGTGGAACTAATCCATTGGGTTACGGTGCATATCAATACGGTGTTGAAGATTGGGGAGATGCACGAAGTCAATCAGGACTAGCTTTTGAAACTAAATCATTTTCTTTTGATAACTTCGGACAAAACTTACTTATATGCTCTGCTAGTGATGGCAGAGTATTTGAATGGAGTCCTTCTTCTGCAAGCTCTGTAACAACACTTGCTAATGCACCAACAAATAATTTAGGAGTTATTGTTACTAACGAAAGGCACGTTGTCTGTATCGGTGCAGGTGGTGATCCTAGAAAAATACAATGGAGCGAAAGAGAAAACAGCACATCATGGACTGCTTCTGCTAATAACACAGCAGGAGATTTACAAATAGCAACAGGAGGTCAAGCTCATTATGCGGTTAAATATAGAGGAGATATTATTATTTTTACTGACATTGGTATCAACCGTTTGTATTATGTCGGGGCACCTTTTACATATGGTATAGCTGAAGCAGGTACAAACTGTAAAGCTATTAGCAGAAGATGTATTGTTCAAGCAGGTGATTTTTTAACATGGATGGGAGAAAACTCATTCTTTGTTTATAACGGTACAGTCAAAGAAATTAAATCAGATGTGCATGATTTTATTTTTGATGACTTAGATACAGTAAACAGATTAACAACTTGCGGTGGTCACAACCAAAAACACAATGAAATATGGTGGTTTTTTCCAAGCGGCACTAATCAACAAACACCAAATAAATACGTTATTTGGAACTACATAGATAACGTATGGAGTATTGGTGAATTAGGTAGAAGCTGTTGGATCGATGAAGGTGCTTTTGATTTTCCGTTAGCTGGCGATACTAATAACAATATTGTTCAACATGACTTTGGTACTTTATTTAACTCGCCAGATTTAGGTACAACACAACCGTTTTGTGAAACAGGACCATTAGAAATAGGAAAAGGTGACAAACTTGCACAAGTAAATCAGATATTACCTGATGAAAAGACTACAACTTTGCCTGGCATAACTCTTAGCTTTAAAGGCAGAAACACACCGTTAGGCGCAGAGACAGACTTTGGATCTTTTACGTTTGCAAGTGACGGTTACACCGATGCTAGATTTACAGCTAGACAAATACAAATGAAAGTTACTGGTGATACAGACCAAGCATTTCAATTAGGTAATGTTAGAGCTGACATAAAACAAAGAGGTAAAAGATAATGAACATTGCCGCTAAAGAACAATATATACAAAGAGCTATCAACGTAAAACATTCTTTTTCAGCTACTACGCAACAAACTATTTACACAGCACCAACAGGCGATGATTTTACTTTTGCTATAATTGAAGGCATTTTTGCTTGCGATCACGGTAATCAACAAACAAATTTAGATATATCAATAACCGATACAAGTTCTAATGAGTTTTTCTTATTTAAAGAACAAAACATAAGTGCACATGAAACAATAGAATTAGTTACAAATTCAGGTCTTATCTTAAAACAAGGCGAAATCATCAAAGCACAAGTTAATCACGCAAACATACATTTAATATTTAGTATCGTTGAATATGCAAAAGGTGACTAAACTTCCTGAATGGCAAGTACAATGGCAGCGTTGTAAGCCATTAATAGAACCTGCATTAAAACATCAAGACTCCTATACAATAGATGATGTAGAAGATAAAATTAGATCTGGATATTTTCATCTTTGGCCAGGTGAAGAATCTGCTTTTATAACCGAATTTATTATAATGCCGAGAATGAGAGCTTTGAATTTAATATTTTGTGGTGGTAACTACGAAGAACTAGCATCAATGTTGCCTTCCATAGAAAGTTTTGCAAAAGCTGCTGGATGTAAAAGACTGTATGGCGGTGGTCGCCCAGGATGGTACAGAAAGATAAAACATTTAGGTTTTGTAAAAGAACATTTAATTAGAAAGGATTTATAAAATGGCAAAAGGCGCACAAACAACAACAGCTACATTACCTCAGTTCCAGCAGGATATGTATAACGAACTTTTTGAAAGATCTAAAGCTGAGTCAGAAAAAGAATTTACGCCCTACACAGGACAGATGGTGGCAGATCTTACACCAGGACAAGTAGCTGCTTCTGATTTTGCAAACACAATGGCTGGACAAGTATTTGGTACAGACCCATTTGCTGGGTTACAACAAATTGCTACAGGAGCAACACCACAATTACAAGATGTTCAGTTTGATGCTGCACAATTAGGAGAACTAGATATACAAAAATATTTATCTCCTGAAACTGATTTATTGATTGATAGAGTAAGCCAAGACTTTGACAGACAAAGACTGTTAGAAGAAGCAAGAGCGCAAGATAAAGCAATTAGATCTGGTGCTTTTGGCGGTTCAAGATCAGCTATATTTGAAAGTGAAGCTACAAGAGGTATTGACGATGCCCAAGCAAGAGAACTATCAAGACTAAGAGAAAACGCTTATCAAAGTGCTTTAGATAGAGCATTGGCAGAAGCAACAGGAAATGTAGATAGACAGCAACAGGCTAATTTAGAAAGAGCAAGACTAGAAGGACAATTTTCTTTAGCTAGACCTGATTTTGATTTAAGAAATAGAGCATTACAATCTGGCATTTTTGGAGATCTAGCTAGTCGTCAAACTGGTGCAGTAGATTTATTATCTAGGCTGGGAGGAAGCGAACAATTACTTGAACAAGCAAGACTTGATGCTTTGCGAAATGAGTTTGATAGAGAACAGCAATTTGGTATAGATAGACTTAACATATTAGGATCTGGTGTAACTGCTATGCCATCCTTAGTTGGACAAAGACAAGATAAAAAGGTTGGTGTTGGTGATATTTTAGGAGCAGGAGCACAACTTGGATCTGCATATTTGATGAGCAAATCAGATCCTAGACTTAAAGAAAATATTAAATATATCGGCAAAAGCATAGACGGCCACAATTTATATACTTGGACTTGGAATAACATAGCTAAATTACTAGGCATAACTGGACAAACTTTTGGAGTAATGGCAGATGAAATACTTATGACAAACCCTGATCTTGTGCATTTAGATACAGACGGTTATTTAATGGTTAATTATGCGGGGATAAAATAATGGCAGAAAAATTATCACCAGAAAGAGCAAAGATGTTTGCTACTCTATTAGGAGCTGTGGGAGATATTTTCCAGGGCAAAGATGTTGTCAAAGGAGTTTTAGCAAGAAACAAAATACAAGATGATGCTGAAAGAAAGAAAAAACAGAAAGAAGCGTACGAAGGGTACATCAAAGATCTAAAAGATTCTGGACAACCAGAATCATTAATAAGAATGGCTGAAGGTCTTGGTGCAGAAAATTTAGATAAATTAATTCTTGCAAACATAGCTGCACAAAATAAAGTTGTAACTCCAATACAAACTTTAAAAAACGAATTGGATGCAAGACTTGCAAGAGGTGAGATTTCACGAGAAGAATACAATCAAGAAGTCTTTGCGTTGGTAAGAACACAAAATCCAGCACAATCATTTGTAGGACAAAGTCTTGGTACAGGCAGTACATTTGAAAAACCTGTTCAAGTGGGCGGTTCTACACCTAGCGACTCAAATCGAAATAAAGGTCCGCAACTATATCGCACACTACCAGGCGGAGAAAAAGTATTTCTTATGCCAGACGGCACTTTAAAAATACAAAATTAGTAGAATGAAACATGGCTACATACAGAGATCTTACATCTGAAGAATTACAACAACTTAATCAAGTAACACAGCCTGATTCTTCACAAACTACTATAGATACACAGTCTGAATTTAGAGATCTTTCACCAGACGAATTACAACAATTACAGCAACTTGGTCCAACAGAAGAACAAGAAGGAGTTGGTTTTGGTACAAATGTATTAAGAACTTTTGGTGGAGCAGCCAGAGATCTTACGCAAAACATTTTGGATATTGCACAAGGTGGGCCAGGCATAGAGTTTGGAGATGATCCCAGCACAGAAGAAGTAGAAACAGGAATAAGATTTAAAAGGGATGTTGCTCCGCTTAATTTACCTGAATTCGCTGAACCAACATATTTTGGTGGACCTTTTGCCAAAGATGTTATTCAATTCATGTTGCCTTTTTCAAAACTTAAATTTATAAGTCCACAAACTTGGACAGGCAGAATATCCGAAACTGTAGCAAGAGGAGTGGCAGCAGAACAAATAGCTTTCAGTCCTTTTGAAAATAGATTATCAAATCTAATACAATCATTTCCAGGTTTACAAAACCCAGTAACAGAATATTTACAAGCAGATCCAGATGATTCTGTGGCAGAAGCAAGATTTAAGATGGCAATAGAAGGTGGTATTACAGGCTTGGTAGCCGATTCTGCAATAGAAGCAATTATACGCTTAGTAAGCAAAGTCAGGGGATCTAGAAACAAAAATGCAGATGATGCTGCAACAAAACAAGACGAGTCTGGAGAAATAATAGATAAAGATGTAAAAGCACAACAAGCAGCAGATAATGCAGAAGCACAAGGGCAACCAAGACCTTTTACAGATGATGTGCAAACTAATTTTCAATCAGTAGAAGAACAAGCACTTAAACCTAAAAAAAGAACTAAAGGTCCAAAATGGAGTTCTGATGTTTCTGGAATAGAAACAGCAAAAATAAAAGGCAACACCTACAAAGTACAGCCAACAGAAGATGGAAAATTTACGGTCACAAAAGAAGATACTAGAACTCCAGATGAAATTGATAGGATAGTAGAAAGCAACCCTAGTTTTTTTGACGATATAGAACCAGGAAAACTTATAAATGAAAGTCCAGCTTATAAAAAATTACTTAGTGAAAAAATAAACAGATCTGTTTTTGCAAATAACAAAACATTTGAAACAAAAAACGGTGCAAAAAAAGCCTTAGATGATTTGATAAATCCAGGCAGACTGCCTACTTCTTTAAGGATGCCTAAAAAACCTGATGTCGTTCGTTCAAATGACATATTAAGAGAAAGACGCATAGATCCTTCATTTGCAGAGAAAGGAGAACTAACTCGTATAAAAGGCGATTCAAGAGGAAGAATACCTGTTAATTTACTCAAAAGGGGCGGGGCAAGAAGTTTTGATGAATTGCAAGAAATATTTGAAGCAGAAGGTTTTTTACCGCCACAACCGCTAGACGCACCTAGAATAAGCAGACAAGAAGAAGTGCAAGACATAATTTCAGAAAATGCAGCAAGACCTGAAGATGAAGTGTTATTGAAAGAATACAACATGGAAGTGGATAGAGTTACAAAAACCATAGAAACATTAGAACAAAATGGTTTTAATCCACGAAAAATGACAAACGAAGAAGTGGAAGTGGCAATCAAAAAAATAGATGCAGATGATGTTGCAAACATGGAAATGGTAGCAGCACAACAAATTGCTAGAGATAGTTCAGCACCCCCTGATCCAACAGGTCCAGATGTCATAGATTTGTCACAAAACACAAGGTTACAAGATGATGGTCCTCCCCCGTGGCTACCTACAAGCGATGTGGATATTCCTATAGATGTACCTCCCCCTAGCAGACCTGGAGGTACAGGTGGTGGATCTGGTAGAAGGAAAGAGCCAGATAAAGCAGGTAACATTAATTTAGAAAAGATGGATGGTCCTGGTGGCTTTGAAAAACTTTTAAAAGATACTGCAAAACAAAACAACGACTTTGTTGGCGAAACCAGGGGCGTAGTAAAGTTTGGAACTAACGGAGAAGAACTAAAAGCATTAGCAAAAGAATCTGGTTTAAGCATTGAACAATTATTAAATAGAAAAACAGGAGATGCTTTCAATGCGGAAACTGCATTTGCAGCAAGAATGATTCTTATGCAGTCGGTAAAAAATGTTTTACGACTGGCAAAAAAAGTCAGAAGCACAACAGCAACTACAGAAGATATTGCAAACTTTGAAGGCGTGTTAGCAAGACACGCAGCTATACAAGAACAAGTTGCTGGTATAACTGCTGAAGCTGGTCGTGCTTTAAGATCATTCAGAGAAATAGCTGATTCAGATGGAGTCATACAAGAAAGATTAATTAGAGAATATTTAGATGCTAGAGGTGGTGTTGAAACAATACAAAAAATAGCACAAAAGATTGGTGATTTAGATTCTAAAGAACAAGTAAACGCTTTTGTTAAAGATGCTTACAAACCTGGTTTTAACGACTACATTCAAGAATTTTGGATCAATGCTTTGCTATCATCACCATCAACGCATTTTGTAAACATGACATCAAACCTTTTGGTTGCTGCCACAAGACCATTTGAATACGCCATAGCTGCTGGAATAGGATCTTTCAGAAATGCAGAAGATAGAATTACATTTACAGAAGTAGGTCTTAGAACGCTTGGATCTATTGTAGGTGCAGTTGATGGTCTAGTTGCTGGGGGTAGAGCTTTATGGGATCCTGACTCTGTTACTGATTCACTTACAAAATTAGA